CCACCCCCTCTTAAACAAAACAAAGACAATCTTAAGCAATCGTCAAACCGCTGACAACTGAAGCTTGTACCTCATAAGCTGGGTATTGGCTTCTGTCAGTAATCTCTATTTGATACTGGTTAGGGTCACCGTAAGCTTGCCCAGTTTGAGCAATTAAAGACGAACCTTCCGCGAATTGGTCAAAACCAATAGCGAAATATTTATTATTGTTTGTCTTAACTATTACGGCTAATCTTGCCAGCATTAGTAATTTTATTTCATTGGATTTAGCAGCACTAAGTTTATTGATAGTAAAAGCCGCTACGTTATCGTAGAAAGAAGTTCCAGCCGCTTGGTCTACTGTTGAAGTAGATGTCAACGAACCTGATTCTTTTTTAAGCTCATATCTATAAAAATTAGTTGCAGCCGCTTGAGTGATTGCAGTAATCTCGTGGCTGGCTTCTGTAAATGAAGAAACATTATCTCTTTCAGAAATAAGAATCTCTTCTATTCCGCCTAACGAGTCAGAGCAATCTCTGGAAAATCCCGAACTAAGTACACAAGGAGGCATATCTAAAAATTTTTAAGGTTAGTAAAAGGGGAGACTAAGCTCCCCATTAAATTATACAAGTAAGAACTCAACTATTTGGTCAGGGAACGCAACGTTTACGCCTCTTCTAAATGCCATAGTAACTTTAAATAATCTTGTATTTGGGTCATACCAAGAACGAACATCTTCGCTTTCTTCGTTTGGTAAATCAACACCAATATAAACATTTGATGCTCTCATTAAGTAACAGTTTCCGTTAGTTAATCCTGAAAGACCAGGAGTAGCACATACAGTAACATTAGGGAATCCAATCAATGGAAGCTCAGCAGAGAATCCTTCTTCAACTACATAGTGGAAATAATTTCCGTCAGCAATTGCTTTTTGGTACTTTAAGAAAGAATCCATTCCACAATATAACTTCAAGTCATCTGCATCCATTATGTCTTCTGGCATTAATTCAGCCATCCCTGTAAAAATGCCAATTACATTAGATGATGTGATACCAGTACCTGTAGTGATTCCTGTAGGGTTACCATTAACAGCAGTAGCAGCAGCAATGATTTTATTTAAACCATCGTATCTTGCTAAGTTAGCTGTTCCTGAAGCTGTGTCACCTTGCCAGTCAGCAACTTCAATAGCTTTCTGTACTTTCTGAATCTTCTCAGCATAGTAAAGCTCCTCAAATGGAATCTCTTCTTTTTCGTTTGTTAATCCTTGTCTTAACATAGTAGCTGTATATTTTGCAGCTAAATCAGTCATACAAAGGTCCTCGTGGATAGCAACTGCTCCAGGAGTAATAGTTCTTTGAGATAAAGTAGTAGTACCGTCAGCACTTCTTGAACATCCGTCAGCTTGAAAAACTACGTCAGATGAAAGAATGTTGATAGTAGTTGGTCCTTTAACTCCGTCTTGAATATTAGCGTAGTTTGCTAATCTTCCACCAGCAACAGACTTAATGATTAGGTCCATTGCGTGTTCGTTAGTATAAGCGGCTAAAGCCGAAACATCAAAACTCATTTTTTCTAATTTTTAATTTATAATTTTTTTTGATTTTAGTACACTAATTATATCTTTTTTAGTGTCTTTTTGCAATGCCTTAAATGCATTACTTCTTTTCTTAACAGCGTCTTTCGCTGGTTCTGCTAAAAGCTTTTCAGTAAGGTCAAGCAATTTGACGAAACCTTCTTTTAAAGTATTTAAATCAGACTGAATATCACTATACTCATCTTCCATAGTTTTATGGATTGAGAATACTCTTTCAGTAACTACTGACTCAATAATCTTTTTGGCTTCTCTTTCTTGAACCTCGCTCAAAGGTTTAGACATCTCTTCCTCTTCTTCAGATTCCGCTTCAACTTCTGGCTCTTCTTCCTCAACTTCCTCAACAGCAACAATAACCCCACCTTCTGTAGAGATAACTCTACCGTCAGCAAGTTCGTGTTCACCATCTGGAGCTGGAAGTAATTCACCATCAACCTCAACAACAACCGCAGCACCGACAACAACTTCAGGCTCAATTTGTGCCACAGTACCGTCAGCCAGTACCACGTCCTCAAACTTCTCCTCTTTATTTTCTTCAGTTGTCTCTTCAGTCACTTCAGTTTCTTCTTGAGTAGTTTCAGCAAATTCTTTAGAATCGTTTTCAATCTCAACACCTTCGCTTTTAAAAATGCTTTTAATTTCATTGAATAATTCTTTTAATTCGCTCATAAGTGAAAAATTTTTATATTATTATATATAACAAATAATTGAAAGTGTCACATTTTAATAGTGTCTTTCTTTATATTTTTTTACTACTTCTCTAATTTTATTAATCAATCTTGTAGGGTATTTAATAGTCTTAGCTTGACCAAACATCCCCTCGACAGAGAAACCTCTAAAAGTTCCCTCTTGTACCATTTGCCAAATCTCATCATTCTCCACTCTCATACTACCCCACCAACTTCCATCAGGTGCATCTTCAAAATTGTCTGGAGCTTTTATCCCTCTCTTGCTGTCTATGATCAAAGACTCAATAACATAAACACCCTTAGCCTGTAGGTTGTTATCGTGCATTAAGTTAACATTAGCATTAAACCCATTCTTGAAAAACTTGTTTACTATCTTCTCAATAGTATCTCGTCTAAAGACTACGTAATACTTTTCATTTTTGTCATTTAGTCTAATGATAGGCAAATCAGCTTTCATAAAGTAACCGCTTACTATCCTCTTTTCTTCATCTTGTATTTTAAACTCTTGACGATATCTATCCTTTTTTTGCATCTTGCTAACTGCCCAATTGATTCCTGAAGTACCACCCCAAAGCAACCAAGCTAAATAACCGCAATCTTTCCAGGGTGTGTCTTTATATTCACTATTTACCTCAGCGTTGTCTTTATGCCTTAAGAAACTTGCCATTCTACCAATCGTCTCCCACGAAATCTTTTCTTTGTTCTTAAGTTGATTGGCTCTTTTCAACCCCACTCTCGTGTAGTTGCAGTTTATTTCCTCTCCGTGTTCCTCAATCCATCTAAGTGCTTTAGCTGCATTGTTAGACGCTGACTCAGGATAGTCGTTAAAGGTATCTTCAAATTGATGTTTTTTAAAAGCCATCCATTCCGACTCTATGGCTGGTGAGTCGACAAGAGCTATCATAGACACTCCGCTGTCATCCTCTTCATCAATAATTAATTCTAATAATTCTGTATTTTCCATTTTATTTTAATTTAATATTTTAACCAAA